ATAAATGCTGAAATTCAGTTCCTATATGGAAAATAAAACGAAGGGGTTGATCCCCTTCTTTTTTTGTGCTATACTAAATAAAATGAAAATTAAATATGGAACGTGCTAAATTAAAAGACATTGTTCGTAAATTAGAATTGGCAATCGATGCACTTAAAGCAGAAGTTTATTCTGATGTAGATGCATATAAGGAAGCAGCTAATTCAGATGGGTTTCTTTTTGGAGATTATGATGAAATATTAGGTGACGATGATGGTTACGCAGACTAGAGCAAAAAGATTGATAAAATTACTTGAGAGATTGCTAAAGCAAGATCACTTATACAGCAATGAAAAACTCAATGATCTAAAAAATCAATTAAAAGTTCTCAAAGAAGAAGTTATTCTTTCAGAGAAAAATAGTTCAAAAGGATTTGGTAAATGAACGTAAAATTAGTAAGTGTTACACCAGATGCAGAAAAAACAATGGCATATATTGCCAGAGTTTCAAATCCATCTAATCAAGATAATGAAAATTATTCTGGATTATTAAAGTATTGTATTAAGCATAACCATTGGTCTGTGTTTGAACAATCTACAATGACACTTGAGATTGAAACGACTCGTGCAATTGCAGCACAGATATTAAGGCATCGTAGTTTTACATTCCAAGAATTTTCTCAAAGATATGCTGATGCTAAACTTCTTGAGACAATTGAACTACCAGAATTAAGAAGACAAGACAGTAAAAATCGTCAAAATTCAATAGATGATTTAGATCCCGCAGTTATTGAAAAATTAGAAAAACAAATGAACACTTTGTTCAGTTCTGCTTTTTCATTATATAATCAGATGCTAGATAGTGGAGTTGCAAAAGAATGTGCTAGAATGGTACTACCTTTGTGTACACCTACAAGAATCTATATGACAGGTTCTTGTCGTTCATGGATACATTATATAAATCTAAGATCTGCACATGGAACACAAAAAGAACACATGGAAATTGCGGAAGCATGTCGTAAAGTATTTGTCGAGCAATTCCCTTCAGTATCAGAATCTTTAGATTGGAGTTAAAATGGAATTTAAATGGTATCTTATAAAAGCAAAGATTGAGGATCATGCGTATCTTCCTAGAATGATTTCTAATATAGAATTTACATATGCCCTCCATGAAGAAACTGAATCTAATAAGTTTCTGATAAAGAATCAAGTGATAATTCCATTAGTTAGACCAGAAAGTACAAAAGATTATGTTCCACTTACAGAAACAATGGATTTTGAAAAAACTGTTTATAAATGGGGTATGGATAGATTATTAGCAGAAGAGAATAAAGATGAATTAATATTAGAAGAGAAAAAAATGAAGAGGATGCTTAATGATATGATGAGTAGACAAGATCTTGAAAAGGGTGCTACAATAATTGAAGAAACCATTTGGGGATACGGTTTAGAAGGAGAATCTGGCATTCTTAAAACTCCTGATATTGATCCCGAAGCAACTAGACTTCCCCTCCTAGACTAAATACCTTTATAACGCATAATAATTATGGCTACATATCCCGTCGTCAATTCAAAAACTGGCGAACAAAAAGAAGTTGTTATGAGTGTTCATGACTGGTCAAAATGGAGTGATGATAATCCCGATTGGAAGAGAGACTACTCTGATCCTTCAACCATGCCTGGTGTGGGAGAAGTCGGAGACTGGAGAGATAAGTTACGAAAGACCAAACCTGGTTGGAACGATGTGCTAAGAAAAGCACAGAAGGCACCTAGGTCTGGAGTGAAACTTCTATAAATGGCACGTAAAAAAAGATCAAATGGCGATCAACCAATTGGTGTAGGACTAACTACCAAGCAAATGAAGAGAAAAAAACCTTTAAATACACATTATCTTACAGAGGTAAATCCTTTAACTGATCATCAGACACAATTGTTTGATTCATATTCTGCAGGGAAGCATATAATTGCATATGGTGTTGCAGGAACAGGAAAAACTTTTGTAACTCTTTATAAGGCACTTAAAGATGTTTTAAGTGATGATACTCCCTATGAAACAATATATCTTGTAAGATCTCTTGTATCTACAAGAGAAATAGGATTTTTGCCTGGAGATCATGAAGATAAAGCTGACATATATCAAATTCCATATAAACATATGGTAAAATATATGTTTCAGATGCCATCTGATGCAGACTTTGAAATGCTTTATGGTAATCTAAAAGCACAAGGAACTATAAAGTTTTGGTCAACCTCCTTTATTAGAGGAACAACTCTTGATAATTCAATTGTTATAGTTGATGAATTTCAAAACTTGAATTTTCATGAATTAGATAGTATAATGACAAGGGTTGGAGACAACAGTAAGATTATGTTCTGTGGCGATGCTACTCAATCAGATCTTACTAAAACTAATGATAGAAATGGTATTGTTGATTTTATGAAAATATTGTCATCAATGCCTTCAGTTGATATTATTGAATTTGGTTTAGACGATATAATACGTTCTGGACTAGTAAAAGAATATCTTATTGCTAAACTTGAACTAGGTATGTAATGTTTAAACATGTTGATTTGGATCTTCCTAAACTAAGTAGGGAGACTATAGATGGGGTTCGTTATTATTCAGTTCCAGAAGAAGATGAGTTAATTAAACTTGTTTCGATTACTTCTGTAACGAGTCATTTTAACAAAGAAATATTTGTTAATTGGAGAAAGAAAGTTGGGAATGAGGAGGCAGACCGTATTACTAAGGCTGCCACTACTCGTGGAACTGATATGCACACTCTCACAGAGCATTATCTTAAAAATGAAGAAGTTCTTCCAGAAGTCCCACCTATATCAGATTTTCTTTTTAAAATATCAAAGGGAAAACTAAAGAAAATAGATAACATTTACTCTCTGGAAGGTTCCCTATATAGTATAGAATTAGGTATTGCAGGAACCGTCGATTGTATTGCAGAATATGATGGTGAGTTAGCAATAATAGACTTTAAAACATCTAAAAAACCTAAACCCAGAGAATGGATAGAACATTATTTTGTCCAAGCAATGGCATACGGTTGTATGCTCTATGAGTTAACAGGAATATCTGTTAAAAAACTTGTAATTATCATGGCATGTGAAAATGGAGAATGCGTCGTTTATGAAGAGTATGACAAAACAAAGTACATCAAACTCCTCACCAAGTATATTAGAAAATTTGTTGGGGATAAACTTGACCTTTATGGAACCAAATAAAGAACTAGAAAAAGCAATTGAGAGTAAGTTTCTAACTCCTCAAAAATTTGCTATAGAAATAGAGAAGATTGTCGCTGAAGAAGAATTCAATTATATTGATGCTATCTGCCACTATTGCGATATTAACGGTCTTGAGGTAGACTCAATAACAAGACTAATTTCAAAACCCTTGAAGGAAAGATTAAAGTGGGATGCAACCCGTCTTAACTTTATGAAACCTACATCAAGAGCAAAATTACCTTTATAATGCCTTCTAAATCTGAATTAATGCATTATCGCTTACAAGCAATTATGCGTGAACATACCTTTCCTGATTTAGAATACTTAGGTGTTAGACCAGATAGTATAGGAATTCCTCAACATTGGTATAGAATTGGTGAGGCAGAAGTTCCTATTGATTCTATAACATCACTAGATACTGAAGAAAATGATGAAGACAAAAGTGACACCCTTTGAGACTTATCAAACATATCTTTCCATGAAAAATCATTTTACTAACCATAAATATGATTTTTTTACATATGGAGGAAAATCAAGAGCAACTATGACATCCTTTAATAAGAGGAAGGATAAGTATTGGTTTGAAAAGACTTCTAGAAAATATTCAGATGAAGAGATTACAGATTTTCTACTTGCAAACTTTGTTACTACTGATACACCACAAAATTTATGGATTGGAGAAATAATAAATTCTGGAGAAAAAAAGTACGCAGATTGGATGAAACGACAGCAGAGTTTGACTTACTTGTTCAAAGAACAATCAACGGAATTGCTATCGGAAGAAAAATTAGAAGAAGTATTCAATTGCTCGAAAGGACACCCAATAATTCTCAAAAAGTATCTAGGTGGGGAAATATCATTAGAAACACTTACAATACTGGAAAAAATATTCTCTTTCGTAAAAAAATTTGATAGTAAGTTAAAAGATCCAGTATGGGAATCTGTTAGTTTGAAGATAAGGAAATATCTACCTTTCCTAAATATTAATGTGTTCAACTATAAAAAAATTTTAAGGGATTTAATAGATGAGTAACTTCTTTGATTCTGAAATAGTTAAATCAGAACTTGTTGAGATTAATAAGTTACAAGAGCAAGTGTACAGTCGTGCATTTAATTATCCATTTATGTCCCGTGAAGATAAGGTTGAACATATTGACAAACTAATTACATTATTAGAGAAGCAGAAAGTCATGTATACTAGACTATCTCTTTCAGATTCTCCAGAGGCAAAAAAAATGCAAGAAACCTTGCAAAAATCCATCTCAGGTATGGGTTTTCCACCTGGTACTGATATGCAGATATTGTTTAGTTGTATGAATGAGACTATTCAAACATTGAAACAAGACATTTGATGTTGACTTTTAATAGTTTATCTGCTATAATCCAAATATCCAATTAATCCAATTAATCCGAGGTAATCCAATGTCGTTTGCTAATCTTAAAAAGCAATCTAAGTTAGGCTCTTTAACTGCAAAGTTAGTCAAAGAAGTCGAAAAAATGAATAATAACGGTGCAACAGGAGATGACCGTTTATGGAAATTAGACGTAGACAAAAGTGGTAACGGCTATGCTGTTATACGTTTTCTTCCACCCCCTGACAAGGAAGATCTCCCATTCGTAAAACTATACTCCCATGCCTTCCAAGGTCCTGGTGGTTGGTATATCGAAAACTCTTTAACCACATTAGGACAGAAAGATCCAGTATCTGAATACAATTCAGAATTATGGAATAACGGAACTGATGCAGGTAAAGAAACTGCTCGTAAGCAAAAACGTAAGTTAACTTACATCAGTAACATCTATGTTGTAAAGGATCCATCAAATCCTGAGAACGAAGGTAAAGTATTCTTATATAAGTTCGGTAAAAAGATCTTTGATAAACTTACTGCAGCAATGCAACCTGAGTTTGAAGACGAAGAAGCAATTGATCCATTTGATTTCTGGCAAGGTGCAAACTTCAAGTTAAAGGCAAAAAACGTAGCAGGATACAGAAACTATGATAGTTCTGAATTTGCTGCTGTAACTCCATTACTTGATGATGACGATGCTCT